CAGCCTGATCCCTGTCGTCGCCTTAAATGTTGCTGTTTTCACACCCTCCACGGTCAGGGCGCCAGCTTCGGGGTCATAGCTGAACCTTGCACCATCGGGGAACTCCGCAACCAAGGCATTCTTCGAATCCGAGGGGGCCGAGTGAGCGTCCGAAAAAATGGCCGGCAGAACAAAGGCTGTTGTCAGCTCGCCGGCCATACTCAAAATCAGCACCTGCTCCCCGACTGATGGCGCCCACCATGTGCGCGCACTGCCTGCGCGGATGGTCAGCCATTTGAGCGGTGTGGTTTCAAGCGCGCCGGTTTGCACACGGCATAGGCCGTTCTCTGTATCGACCTCGGAAATGGTTCCGATTCGGATCAGATTTGTCAGCAGGCGCAGGAGTTCAGAAAGTTGTGTATTCATTGGCACAGCCTGCCATGCGCGCTGCGCGGGCTGCATGTTGCGGGCATTGTGTGATAGATGGCACAATCTCCTTCACGGAATGTGAAAGCATCTACTTTTTGGTGTTTTGAATAAACTGAGGGATAAAATGTCAATATATAAATATACTTCCATCGAAAACTTACACCACATCCTTAATGGCAGCATCCGACTGACGCAGCCAGGGGCATTTAACGATCCTTTTGAATTGGCCATTGAAATATATTGCCCTCCAGAGGTTTTAACGACAGAATTAAATATTGGGTTTGATATTAAGCAAAAAAGAAGAAAAAAATTAAAATATAAATTGAATGACGATATTAAAGGTGAGTATTGTCACGATTATATATCTAGAGTTCTTATTGAACAGCTTAATGGCTCCATGGGAATTCTATGCCTTACAAAAAATTCAGATTCTTTGTTGATGTGGGCTCATTATGCAAATGGTTATTCTGGTGTTGTGATAGAGTTCGATGATGAACATCCTTTTTTTGAAGGGTTGCTTGAGGTTAGATATACTGCAAAAAGACCACGGGTTGATATAAGGAATTTCTTTGAAGATAATGGGAATATACCTATTTCTGAATTATTCATAAAGCCAAATGAGTGGAAATACGAGAGGGAGATTAGATTGGCTCGTAGTTTAGCTAGTTGCAAAAAGATCAGTGATGGTCAGTATCCAGTGTATGTCGCAGATATTCCAATAGAGTGCATAAAATCAATCACCTTTGGTGAAAGAACATCTATAGATGAACAAAGGAAAATATTTGACATTATAAAGAACACACACATTGGATTAGAGTTGGCCGCTATTTCTAATAGGAATTACGATTTTAGATACGAAACCATAAAGTACAAACACCCAATATCTGAAATGTCACCAGTAATTAGTCCAAGAACAGCCAACATTTTCTCCGAGCAACAAAATCAGTTGGGAGAGATTTCTAGATTCATGATTGCTAACCATGAGTTGTCTGCTGTGGTAAATAAAACACTCTAATTACTTTTTAACTAAGTGTGATATTAGTATTTCGGAGACCATATCAATTGCACCTTTATTTATTCCCAATAACTGGCGACTGTCATACTTCACTGTCGGGCCCCGCTTACTCACTTTGTCACGCAGGCCGTAATGGTGCACGCGTGCAATGCGCATAACGCTGCCGGCAAAGTAAACGGCGGCTTCGTCTGCCGTGGTTGCTGTTTTCATAAAGCGAGTGGTCTGCAGCTTGCTGAACATTTTCCGGCGTATCCGCCCCTTTTTGTTTCGGCCTTGCGGCTTTCGCTCGGCATACGGGGTTCCGTCCGGGTTGCGCTGCTGGCTGATTTGCAGTCTCTGGCGGCGGCGCAATTCATTAGCCCACTGGCGAGTAAGCTTTTTCCTCGCTGCTGGGCTTAGCTGTGAGGCGAGGGCGGCCAACCATTCTTCAATCTGAATAAAGTCACTCATTAGGCGCCCACTGATCGGCGTAAGGTGGTTCCGGCTCAGGGACGGCTTCTACAACCATTTGGCCTCCCGCCTCTTTCACGATCACGCGCTCTGTTAGCCTCAGGTTTATGCTGATGTCACAAGTGGTGTTATTCAGAATATCCACTTCAAACGTGAAGCCCTTATATCTACCGTCTGGGTTTGCCATGATGTCCGGCTGGTTGCGGCGAAGCCAATACAAAATCACTGCGTTCAGCAGGTTTTGGTCTGCAGAAAAGTCCGTTATCACCAGGTTGAGGGTGTACTGGTATTCGAATGAAATGGTTGGTGCCAGGCTGGAAACAACAGCGCCCTCATCAACAAAAATGTGCAGTTTGTCTGGGTTTTTCCCCAGATATTCGATCCCCTCAGAGAGGGCTTTTCTCAGTGATTCCGGTTTGTTCATCGCTCTTTTCCTGGCATTGAATAATGGTATCTACTTGATCGGCACATATCGCCCAAGCGGCCTCGACGCGGCTCTTTTGCTGTTCCAGATCTCCGTTGGTGAGCGGGTTACTGGCCGGCAACTGGCAGGCGATCAACTTCGGACAACCAGGCGCGATAAGCTGCACCTCCGGTGATTGCCGGGCGGGCGTGCAGGCGCACAACATCAGGAGGCAAGCGGCCGTCAGCCCAGGCTTTAAGCTCTGCATTTTCACGGTACAACCTCGCAATCAGATTTTCGCGTTGTGACAGAAGGGCGGCTGTATTGGTCATCTGCTGACGCAACTCAGCCTGCGCCCGGTTATTGTTGCTGGCGATCAAGCCCAGAGTTATCAGCTCGGCGTTTTTAGCTGATAGCTGCGCCGCCATCCCTTCGATGGTTTTTCCCTGCGCCTTGATGGTTACTTGCTGATCGTTGACGGCTCTTTCATAGGCGCCCAATCGCCAAGTTTTCCACCCCAACGCCGCGGCGAGAGCCAGGACGATAGTGGTCACGATCAACCAACTGCGCGGAATGACGGCGGTCATGTCAGGGCTCCGCCATAACTGACGTATTTTTTCAGAAGGGTTTCAAGCTTATGCTCGGGCTGGCCATATCCGGCACCTGGCAGGCTCGCCCAGATATTGCGGCACTTTTTCAAAGCCAACTCTATCCGGCCGGCGTTGATGTCGGCCAGGGCGCCGCGTTCGCGTATTAGCTGGATAGCCCACTTATCCTGTGATACTGGCCCAAAGTCTGGCAGTTTCAGTGCGGTGCGGTAATGGTCCCAATCCTTGATCAAAAACTGGTAGCCGCCTGATGCCGTGCTTCGCTGACCGCGACTGTTAAACACCTTGCCGGGGCGGCCGCCAGCGAACGGGTGATCACGGTAGCTGGAAAAGTTTTCTGTCTTGCCGTCGATGCCGGTCACGATCACGTTGTAGCCGTCGTCCGACCTGGCCAAAAGCGTGGGGCCGATTTCACTGAATCGCAGCGTGTCCAGATAGGCGTTAAGGTTAGGAGTGGTGACGATGCGGGCCATTTTCCCCCCTGGTTTTTTGCTTGGCTGGCGCCCGATCTTTTGCCGCGGGCGGTGATGGGATGATGGCCATGATGTTCCCGCGGGAGCGGGTTACTGCCATCAGGATCATGAAACTGAAAAGGGCGGTCAGCGCTCCCGCCTGCGGGAAGCGACCGAACGCGGAAAAAATTGGCACGGCAGCGCAAATCATGATCACTACGTATGCGACGCCGCTGGCCCACGGTTTATGTTTTGCTCCCCGACGCTGGAAAGCCAGCAGGCGGCCGGCAATGAGCAGGCAAATGATCGACGTTATCCAGTGCATGGTTATTTCCCCCTAAATATGCGGAAAATCGGGCTATCCCCGTCCAGCTTCTGCAAGGCAACCAATAATATTTTGATGGCCACACCTGCGGCGACAAATGCGCCGGCGCCCAGCTTGACCTCAACATCCAGTCCGGTGGCTTTCTTCAGCAGCGCGGCTGCTATCGGGGCGAACAGACAACCGGCAATAAAGCTGCTTATCCATAGCGCGCCGCGTCGCTTCAGCGTCAACTCCTGCGACGCCAACACAAATAATGAGGCGCCACCAAAGGCGCCGAGGACAATTGGCGCGGCATCACCAGACAAGACGGAAAGAAGCGTGATCCCGCCAAACGCGAATAGAGTGGTACCGCCTGTTACTGGTTCGCCCATGACATCAATCCCAAAGTTGAATAATTTGCTGTGTGGGTGTCGGCGCAATGTCCGGCATTTCTACCGGCGTGCCGTGCGGAATAAATGGCCCGATTTCTGCCAGGCCTGGATTAGCCAATAAGACGACTTCGGATAGCCCCGCGGTGCGGCCATAGTGGCGCCAGCACAGCTCATCAACGGTGTCGTTTTGGTGGGCTATCACTTTCATCAGATCAGCTCTACAGTCATGTGTTTTTCGCCCTGGATCAGCCTCATGGCCCAGCGAGCATCCCGCCAGAGTTCATCAATGGATTCGTCCATTTCGTCAGCTCGCTTCCCGCCAGCGCCAGTGGCATCAAAATCGCGATACCGCTCGTTTAAATTGGCCTTGGTGATGCAGTACACAGCGCGGCTGTAGTGCTGAAGCAAAACGCTTTCGTCGTCCAACTCTTCTGCCGGCACATTTTCCAGAGCGGTAAAGCCGGCGGCCTGCTGCGCCTGTCGCCACAAGGTCAATTCACCATTCACCTCAGCAATAGCATTCAGCGCAGCATGGCGCAGACGTTGCGGGGTGATTGTTCCATCGGTCCTGATGGACTCCTGCAAATCTGACAGATCGACATCCGGCCAAAATTGCGTGTTCTTGATTACCTGCTTTTCTTTGCCGGACTGGCCTGGCGCCACAAATTTCATGATTAAGGCTCTCAATGGGTGGGCGGTGGACGGGCGTATTGATGCGGTATAAAACCTGTCGCAACGCCCGTGCCGCCCCGCGCGTGGGCACGTTCGGTTTAGCCGTTCTCGGCCTTCTTCAACTCGCGTTCGAGCCGTTCAATGTCTTTTTTCACACCAACCCGCTCATGCAACTGGAAGGCGCGGTTTAACTGATTGAGCGCTAACTCAGGCTGTTCGCTATCGCGCAACCCGTACCCCATGACTTTGTGCAGCTTGGCGCGCACTTCGTCCGGCATGTCGTGGTCTTCGATAAGACCCATGAGGCGCGTCAGGATGGAGAGATTTACCGGCTGTTTGGCGTCGTAGGCTTTCAGGGCGCTATCCGCGATCTCTTCAGCTACTGCGCAGGCGGTTTGGCGTGCATATCGGCTTGGCATGACCAGGCCATGTTTGAGTGCGTACTCCGCGATGTCGATGGCACCGTTGTGATCGCCGGCGTCGATGCGCCAGACCATCACATGCATGATTACGTCATCTTGCGCACCCATGCCGGTCTGCAACACTCCGGCCACCCACGGGGAGTAATGGGGGAGAATTTCGCGCTTAACTTCGGCTTTTTTCTCCTGAGATTGCACCCGCTTCAGTCGGCGGCTGTCCTCTTCAATTTTCAGGAGCATCATTTCATAGCCATTGGCATGGCGGCTTAGAGCGCCGCCCTGGCGGGCGGCCTCTTTTGCTTGCACATAGACCATATGGCGCTGCGCTGGGCTCAAGGCCATCAGTTAGCCCCTTATTCGCCCGCCGGTGCTTCCGGCGCTGGCGCCGCAAACTTGCCGAGTTTGATATTTTCGATCAGGCAACCACAGCCGTAATCTTCAACCACATAGGCCTCGTTAACCGACTCGAAGTTTTCGATGCGGTCGCGTTTCGGGTTGTCGATAATCAGACGGCGGCGGGTGTCTTCCTGCCAGTAGATGGACAGGTTATCCAGGCGGGTAATCAGCATGGCGTTGGCAGGGAAGAAGGGCGCGCGAACAGCCTGCAGGCCGCCCATGCGTTTCTGGCTGATAATCAGATCGGCGGCTAGCGCTTCGGTGTTTGGCTGCGACTGGTTCACCAACGGGAAGTATTTATCCGCCAGCAGGCCGCGGCCGCAAATCACCACCAGATCAGTATCGTCCTGGGACCATGGATCGATCAGGTTGTTTACGGCATCCATCACCACGGCATCCAGGTTGGCGAAATCGCCGTTCTCACCCACGCGGATCACAGGAGAAACCACGGCACCTTCGTCATCCACGATTTTATCCATCACGCGTGCCGGTGCGTCGGTGCGGTATTTCTGCAGCCAGCCAATGTTAACGTCCTGCAGCAATGGGTTGGCGGCACGGTTAGACGTCTTTTCACGCTTCACGCCGTTAAAGCCGATCATGATGCGGTCCAGTGCCTGGCGTAATACGATGGCGTCACGGATACGTTTCTGGAAATCCTGGAACTTGGCCCACAGGTCCAATTTCCCATATGTGATCGAAGTGTCGAAGTTGGTTTGTTCGCATTTGTATTCGATGGAGTCCAAGCCGCTTGGATCCGTGGTTTCACGCTCTTTGGTTGAGGTGTCAGTGGTGCTGGCAATCGTTGTGCCGACACCCAGCCCCAAACGTTGACCTGATTGCTCTGTCACCTGGACAATATTGATCATCTGCAGGAATGCGGCGCTTTCCTGGATTTTGTTTTCCAGCTTTTGTGCGATAGAAGGCTCTACCGCAAATTTAGTGCTGAATTCGACGGTTACACCGTTCAGCTCGCCCAAAGTGGTCAGGTAGGCGTTAAATTTAAATCGCGTTTCGTTGCGCATAATCGGTAACTCTCCGTAATCAGTTTTCTATGCCCTATGGGGTATGCCGTGGCACTGCGTTTAGCAGTCGGTTTTTTCTCCGTTGCTTTCACCGCCGCCGCCAGGTGTTAACGGGCGAAACTTCGGATTGCGGTCCTGCTTGCTCAGGTTGGCTTGCAGGTCGTTAAGTTGTTTGCTCAGTGCGGTGATCTGGGTTTCCAGTGCCGGCACTTTTTCAGCAGTGGTGTTGAGCTTGGCAACGCTATCGCCGAGGTTTTGTACTTCTCCAGCGACCAGCTCCACAGCCTGATTCACGTCAGAAAAGCGGGCGTCGTCATTGGCGTTACGCTTGGCAAACATCGCTGTGATGCGAGTCAGCAGGCCGGGCTTTTGGTCTTCCTGCTCCACAAATTCGATCAAGGCTTCTTCAGCTGCGGTAAAGAGGTTGTCTTTATGCTGCTTGCGATTAGCCAGTGGGTTTGCTGATGAGGACGCACTGAAGGCGAGGTATTTGGTCCCCAGGCTGGCCGGGTCGTCGGTAACGGCCAGGCCGATCAGGTAGGCTTCGCCCGTATCGGCAAATTTCGGGTTTACTTCGATTGAGGTGTAAACCTTTTGCGCCTGCTTAACCATTTCGACCAGGTCCGCGGTTGGCGCGATGTCGCCATACAGCGCCATTTTCCCGGCCAGTGGGCCTTCGGTAATTTCCTCCGCTATCAGGCCGGTTACATCACCGAAACGACGGAAGGAGCTATCGGGGTGATATCCCTTGATGTGCTCCAGATTTACCCGCGCGCCATAAACGGATGGGTTGTAGTTCTTGGCCATCTGCGTCAGCCATTCGCGGCTAATGTTGCGGCCGTCGGTTGTCGCACCCTCTACGGCAATACGAAAACGCTTTGATTTAAGTGTCATTAGTCTGTTCCGGTCAGTGTCGGTAATCGGTCAGGCTTATGGTTGCGGCGAACAGGGAAGGGAGACAACGAAAGGGCATTGTGTGGTGTTTGGCACAATGCCCGGGAAGGGATGGCGGCGCGGCTGGTCGGTAGTCTGGCGCCATGACAACAACGACGCTCAACACCGATCTCGATCCCCGCAGACAGGCGATGTTCCTGTACTTTCAGGGGTTACGTATATCCCGCATTGCTGAAATGCTGGGAGAAAAGACCGCAACAGTACACAGCTGGAAGAAGCGCGACAAGTGGGGGAGCATTGGCCCACTTGAGCAAATGCAACTTACCACAACAGCGCGCTATTGCCAGCTGGTGATGAAGGAGCACAAAGAAGGGAAGGACTTCAAGGAAATTGACCTGATCGCCAGGCAGGGTGAGCGACTTGCCCGGATCGGGAAATTCAATAGCGGCGGCAATGAGGCCGACCTAAACCCGAACGTGGCCAATCGCAACAACGGCCCGCGCAAGGCGCCCGAGAAGAATGTTTTCAGCGACGAACAGACGGAAAAACTGACCGAAATTTTCCATGATTCCCTGTTCAAGTATCAGCGTAACTGGTTTGAAGCCGGCGCCAAGCACCGTATTCGTAACATACTCAAATCCCGCCAGATCGGCGCGACGTTCTACTTTGCGCGTGAAGCCCTGATTGACGCCATCACTACAGGCCGAAACCAAATCTTCCTGTCAGCGAGTAAGGCTCAGGCGCACGTTTTCAAGCAGTACATCATCGAGTTTGCCCGTGAAGTGGATGTTGAGCTGAAGGGCGATCCGATGACACTCGGCAATGGTGCATGCCTCTACTTCCTCGGCACAAATGCACGCACCGCGCAGAGCTATCACGGCAACCTGTACCTGGATGAGTATTTTTGGATCCCTCGCTTCCAGGAGCTACGCAAAGTTGCCTCCGGCATGGCGCTGCACAAGAAATGGCGTCAGACGTACTTTTCTACACCTTCGAGCCTTACTCATAGCGCCTACCCATTCTGGTCCGGCGCCCTTTACAACAAAGGCCGGGCCAAGGCCGATCGGGTTGATCTCGATCTCACCCACGCTAACCTGGCGCGCGGCGTTCTCTGCCCGGATGGCCAGTATCGCCAAATCATCACCGTCGAGGATGCAGTAAACGGCGGGTGCAACCTGTTTGACCTGGATCAGCTGCGGCTTGAATACGGCCCGGAGGATTATCAGAACCTGCTGATGTGTGAGTTTATCGACGATATGGCGTCGGTGTTCCCACTCACTGAAATGCAGGGGTGCATGGTCGATAGCTGGGAGCTGTGGGACGATTTCGAAGCACTGGCCATCAGGCCTTTCGGCTATCGACCGGTGTGGATCGGTTATGACCCGGCCAAAGGCTCTGCGTCGGGGGACAGTGCCGGTTGCGTGGTTGTGGCGCCGCCAATGGTGCCGGGTGGGAAATTCCGCATTTTGGAGCGCCACCAGTGGCGCGGCATGGACTTTGCCGCCCAGGCGAAAAGCATCAAGCTTTTGACTGAGTGCTACAACGTCCAGTACATCGGTATTGACTCCACCGGCGTTGGCCACGGCGTTTATCAGCTTGTGAAGCAGTTCTTCCCCGCAGTGCGGGAGTTTGTCTATCGCCCGGAGGTGAAAAACGCCCTGGTGCTGAAAGCCAAAGACATCATCACACACCGGCGCCTGGAGTATGACGCCGGACACACCGACATTACCCAATCCTTTATGGCCATCCGCAAGGCGATGACAGCCAGCGGTAGCCGGCCAACGTATGAAGCCAGCCGCAGCGAAGAAGCCAGCCATGCCGATCTGGCGTGGGCAACTATGCATGCACTGTTCAATGAACCGCTCGAAGGCGTCACGGCGGGCAACAGCAACATTGTGGAGATTTTTTAAATGAGCAAGCGTCATAAAAAACGCGCATTACCGCCAGTTCACGCCCATAAACAAGCTGCCGGTACGGCAGGGGTTGAAGCCTTTACCTTTGGCGATCCCGTCCCGGTGCTCGACCGTCGGGAATTGCTTGATTACGTCGAGTGCGTGCGCATGGATAAATGGTATGAGCCGCCGATCAGTTTCGATGGCTTGGCCAGGACGTTCCGCGCCACGGTGCACCATAGCTCGCCCCTATATGTGAAGCG